GCTGCCGCGCGGAATATCCTGCCGCGCGTCGCGGCCTTTGCGAAGACATCGCTTCCGGCGATGTTGCAGACCGGCACTGAGGCTATCGGGAGCTTTATCTCCGGTGTGACATCGGTGCTGCCGCAGGTCGGTGAGAGCGGTGTGCAGATGCTAACCGGCATGGTGTCCGGAGTTGCGTCTGCCTTGCCGCAGCTCATCCCGAAGGGCGTTGCGGCTGTCGGAGCACTGGTCTCCGGAGCGGCGCAAGGCATCCCGCAGATGATGAGAGCAGGCCTTCACCTAATTGGCGGGATGTTTCAGGGCATCGGCGCAGCTGTGCCGAGCATTATCAAGGCAGGCGGCGAGGTTCTTAAAAACCTTGTGCGCGGCATTGTGGTGAATCTTCCGGAGCTCGGTAAGGCGCTTCTCGACGGCCTCCGTAGCATCCTCACGAATCTTCCGGGGCTTCTCTGGGACCTCGCAAAAACAGCGGTTTTCGCCCTGATTGACGGTGTGAAGGCCGGCGTTGACGACCTATCTAACGAGGGACACGGGGCGGGGCGGCAGATAGCCGATGACGTGGCGAGCGGCATCACGGAGGGCGCAGATGCTACGCAGGCGGCAGCACAAGACGCTATGGACCGCAGTATTGCCGCTATGGTGGAGTCGGCACCGAAAGCAGAGGATATCAGCGCGGACATGCTCGCAGGCCTCGATGAGAGCCTTGCAGCGTATCAGCCGGACGTGACCGGGCAGGATATGCTTGGCAGTCTTGATCAGAGCATCTCCGGCTACACACCGACTCTGCAGAGCACGACGCAGAGCGTGGTTGACTCGGCGGTCAAGGAACCCTTTGCAGCGGTCGACCTTACCGCGTCCGGCATGAACACGGGGCTTGGCTTTGCGAACGGCCTCATGCAGTCGCAGGGCTTAATCCTCGCGAGAGCGCAGAGCATCGCGACGGCAGTCAAGAGCACAATCAACGCATCTCTCGACATTCACAGCCCGTCCCGTGTGATGCAGTGGTCGGGCGAGATGACCGGCGCAGGATTCGTGAAGGGCCTCGACCGCTCCGCGGGACAGGTGAGCGCAGCCGCGCAGAATATCACCACCGCCGTGAGAGGCGAAATGTCTCCGCGGTCGGTGGCTGCGGGACGCACGGTGCGAAATACGACCACGAACAGCAGCTACTCGCCGTCGTTCACGCTCAATATGAACGGCGCGGCTGCGACGGATACAAATCGGCGCAAGGTCGAGGGCTGGATCCGCGACGCAATGAACAGGACCTTTGAGGGGCTTAGCCGCTCCTCGGGTTACGCAATGGGGTAAGGAGGTAGAGAGTGGCATATTTAATCGGTTCACATAAGGTCTACCTCTTTGTCGAGACGGAGGAGACCGCGCAGGCGGCCTCCGCTTCGTCTCATGCGGTAGAGCAGGGCGCTGACATTACGGACCATGTGAAAGCAGAGCCCGAAGAGCTCACCGTCTCCGGAGAAATTGTAGGCAGGCAGTATCAGAGCATTATCTCGACTATAAAAAGCTGGGAGCGGTCGGGAGAGCTGCTCCGGTATGCCGGTAGCCAAACGCTCCGGAGCTGCATTATTCAAAGCTTCTCGCCGAGCTTCTCCGCGGAGGTCTCCGGCGGCTGTAAATTTTCGCTGAGCCTAAAGCGTATCCGCATCGCCGCCCCCGCGTATGTGGCAGCTGCGGATGTGCCGCGCGAAGCGCGCGAGACGGTAAGCCTCGGCATGCAGTCGGTCGAGGTGAACGACAACGGCGCGCGGTATCACACAGTAAAACCCGGCGACACTATCTACTCTCTGGTAAACGGTCCGTACCGGAGCGAGGGAAAAAGCTGTGAGGATATCATGGCTGCAAATCCCGAGGCTTTTTCAAAGCGCGGGGATTTCCGGACACTGAAAGTCGGTGCGCGGCTCAAGATGGGAGGCTGATATGACGGTACCTGATAGGCTCATAGTCGATAAAAACAGCATCCCGTGCGAGATGCAGATTGAGCTCGCGGGAGAGATTTTTAGGATCCGATTTGACTATAACGCCTTGCACGACTTCTTCACCGTGACTTTGTCGCGTCGCGGCAGGGTGGTCGTGTACAACGAAAAAATTGTCTACGGAAAACCGCTCTTTGCGTCCGTGTGGCTCGGAGATGGGTCTTACCCGGCGGTAGAAATTATCCCGCTCGACCTGACCGGCAGCGTGGACAGGGTAACCTGGGAGACCTTCGGCAAAGAGGTATTCCTTTGGATTGACAATGGAAAAGAGGCGCTTCGATGAGCGGCAGCAAGGTAGGACTTAGCGCGCCGCGCAGGCGTACACCACAGTCAGAGCTTGCAAAAGCGGTCCGCATGATGGGGGCTGCGGCAGGACAGGACGCAGCCAAGGGGCTTTTTGGACAGTCTGTCTCGGTCGCGATCGGTGCGACTACGCTCTCATCCGAGGCGGGCTATGATGTTCATTTCGAAATTCCTTTTGACAGCGACACCGAGGTAAACGAGAGCGTTATAACGATTTTCAATCTTTCGGTGTCGACGCTTGCGCACCTACAGGTCGGAAGCCCTGCGAAGGTAACCGCGGGATATAAGCGCGATTCGGTCGGAGAAGTGCTTTCCGGAAAGATTAAAGCGGTCCGGAGCTACTGGGACGGACTCGACTATGTGACAGAGCTCACAGTCACAGACTACAGAGGCGCAGCTGATCAGGAGCTGCAGGACATCGCCTTTGGCGCAAATACCTCTGCGACAGTGATTTTACAAGACCTAATCGCTCGGCTCGGTATTCCCGTCGCGGCTTTTCAGCCCGCACGGGACTATGTTTTTGCCTCGCCGATTAAAATCACAGGCTCGCTCATGGACGCAATCGGCAAAATGGCGTCCGCCTGCGGCGTGAAAGCGTGGATATGTAAATCCGCGGTGTATGTGTGCCCGATAGAATCCGCAATTTCCGAGGGATATTTTGACCTTGGTTCTGAGAGCGGGCTATTGTCCGTGGAGCCGTGGTCTGAAATAAAAGATGTGCGGCTCACAAAGAATTCGCTCTCTGTCGGGAGCGGGTCCGGAGAAAGCGGCGGAACGAAATCCGCCACGATTTCGGAAGACAAGCCGGAGGAAAGCGGCGCGGCTGCGCCGGACGAAAGCGCGGCGGCCTTCACCGATGCGGTTTTTGGTATTTCCGCAAAGATGCTCTTTCAGCACCGTATCTACACCGGCTGCACGGTGCAGATTTCGTCCAGGACAATCTCCGGCAGATTCAAGGTGCTGGAAGGCAAGCACACAAAAGATGATGACCAGATGACTACAGAAATCAAAGCGATCCGCGTGGAGGGGTAAATGTCAATTCAATCGAATTTAAGCGGCATTTTAAGCCGCTCCGGAGAGGGGCTGCATACCGCTTTCACGGCAAAAGTCCTTGCGTCGGACGGCGCGACCGCAACGGTGCAGCCGCTTTACAGCCCTTCTGGTGTGCCTGCGGTGCCGCTGGAGGGCGTGCCGATACCGCGGAGCGTCCGGAAGGCTGAGACCGTCACCGAAGCGACGGCAGGCGGCCCCACGCACTGGACAAAGCTCACACCGCCCGAGGCGGGCGATATCGTGCTCTGCGTATGCACGGAGCATGTGCTCGGCGATTCATGGCGCGGCGGCAGCGTGTCGCGTGTGGGCGATATGCACCACCAGATGGGTGACGCGGTGATCGCCGCGATTTTCTGAAAGGAGGCATAATGATTAGCTTTTCGCTGACAGACACAGCGCCGTATGACCTCCGGATAGAGGACAACGCAGTACAAATGGCGCGGGACGAAGTGCTTCTTGCAGAGAAGCTTCAGGCCGTATGGTCTACGAACCGCGGCGAGTGGTCCTTGAATCCGCGTGAGGGTATCCGTTTTTCGGAGATTCTTAGGAAAAATCCGGATGAGGACAGCATCCGGCTGGAGCTCGAGGAAGCGCTGGAAGCGATCGACCACGAAGCGGAGCTCGCGGACTTTTCGCTGCATATAGACAGCGCCTCTCGGCGCGCGGTAATTATGGCGACCGTCCGAGCGCACGGCAAGGATTTCGACGTGCCGCTCGAGGTGGAAGGGGGTGAATAATGCCTTTTACAAGAGAAGGGTATCACAGGCTAACCTTTGCGGAGTGGCTTAAGCGCGACATCGAGCTCGCACGGCAGCTCTTCGGAGAGGACATCGACACAAGCGAGAGCACGCCGCTCGGTAAATACATCCGCCTAAATTGCGAGGACAAGCGCGACATCGGGGAAGAGATGGAGGACATCTATCAGTCCTTTTGCTATCTCACGGCGTCAGGAGCGGCGCTCCGGAAACTCTGCGCGAATCTCGGTGTGACAATCTCGGTCGGAAGCCCCGCACGGCATAGCGTGATGCTTACCGGCTCTCCGGGTGTGCGCATCCCCGCCGGTACGAAGGTCGCGACCGCGGATAAAACGCTGGTTTTTCACACGATTAACAGCGTCACGCTGGCAGGCGGCAGCGCAGAGGCTGAGGTGGAGTGCGATACGCGAGGCACGGCCGGAAATGTAGCTGATGGCGCGATTACGACCACCTACTATTCGAGTGCCGTGCTGACCGGTGTAAGCGGCTCGCGCCTCACCGTACCCGGCACGGATCCGGAGAGTGATGCCTCGGCGCGGAGAAAGTACGAGGCCGCGCTTTCCTCGACCGGCTCCGGGACATATAGCGCGGTCATGGCTGCCGTTTATCAGGTGCAGAGCGTCACGCAGGTGCAGATTGAGAGCAATGACACGATGCAGGAGCAAAAAGAGTCTGGACTACCGGCAAAGTCCTTCCGCGTGTCTGTGCTCGCAGACCATGCCCGGGCGAATGACATCGCCGCTGCTATTTTCAAGAGCAAGCCCTTCGGGGCTAAAACCCACGGCGACACGCGCGAACAGGTCAGGGACCGGTGGGGCGGGCTGCATGAGATTGCATTCCGCTGGATGGAGATGGTACCGATCGAGGTAAAGCTCACGATTTACACGGACGGTCTCTGGACAGAGGGCTCTGAGGTGGCCGCAAAGGATGCGGTCGCTGCGTACATCAACAGTCTTCCGGCCGGACGCACAATCTACGGAAATGGCGTGTATACGAGCTTAAAGGGCATCCCCGGGCTTGTGAACGTCGATGCCGTAGAAATCTCTAAGCGCGGCGGCAGAGGCGGGCAGACCATTGCGCTCGAAGCACATCAGATCGCGCAGACAGACACGGCGCACGTCACGATCACGACATCGGCTAGCGGAGGATGATATGGACTTGAAAAACAAGATTAGCCGCTTGCCGGACTGCTACGACAAGCGGAATGTAAGCAATAACTGGAAAATCCTTGAAATGGCGCGGAGCGCCAAAGAGGATATCGCAAAAGACCTTGAGAGCATCCGCTCCGCGAGTGATATCGAAAGCGCCGAGGGCGCTGCGCTCGATGTTTTCGGGCGGGTGTACAAGGTGCAGCGCGGTCGCATGAGCGATGCTGCATACCGCATGCTGATTTTACAGGCGAGAGCGCTTAAAAATCTCCGGACGGACTATGAGTCCGTCTACGCGATGGCACTCTCGATTTTCGGCTGCTCTCCGGATGAGCTCAAAATCTCTGAGGCAGAGGAACCTTTTTCCTATCGGATTGAGCGCTTTCCGATGCAGGCCGTCAAACGCGCGGGGCTGGACATCGACCAGGCTACAAAGCTTCTCGGCGAGCTTGTGCCGCTCACGGGGCGCTTTGTGTCGAAAATCTATGACGCTGATGGGACGCACGCGGCATTTTTTGCGGGCGCAATCCTCGGCGTGGATAAGGTAGTCGTTCTCGGGACTGCGCGGAGAGGGGGCGCATAAATGGCAGAGAGAAATGCAATCACGGCGGCGGGGCTCGGCATCATCGCCGCTGCACAGGCGGGGACAATCCCGCGAGTGAAATTTACGTCCGTGCGTGCCGGATCCGGAACGCACGCCGCGAGCGAGGACCTGAGCGCGCTCACGGGGCTTGCAGCGGAAAAAGCGCGCTTTGCGGTCTCGGATGTGACGGCGCTCGTCTCTGATACGGTGCAAATCGGCGCGCTGCTGAGTAACGCAGGCGTGTCGGCGGGATTCCGCATCACAGAGGTGGGCGTGTACGCAGAGGACGCAAGCGGGCAAGAGGCGCTCTACGCGATTTTCACCAAGGGCGCTGCGGAAGCGGATTTTTTACCGGCAAATATCGCCGGAAATGAATCCTCTATCTACTACCGCTGCAATGTAGCGGTCAGCAATGCCGCGCAGGTGACAGCTGCAGACGACCATAGCGCGTATGCGCATGTGACAGACCTGAATGCGCTGAAAGCGCGCGTACAGGCGCTGGAGATAACGCCCACGGCGTGGGAGGTCACGCTGAGAGCGGCCGCATGGTCCGCAAGCGCACCGTACACGCAAGAGGTCGTTTTGCCCGGGTGCAAAGCGACGGACGTGCTGGAGCTCGGAAAGGCAATCTCTAAGACCGGAAGCGCCGCTGCCGCCAAGGCCGCGCGCAAATGGCTCGGCGCGATCGACGGCGGGGAGAGTAAAGACGGCGGAGCTGTGCTTTTCTGCGCAGTCAAGAAGCCGACAGCGGATTTCAAGGTAAAAATTAGGAGGATCGCGGGAAATGGCTGATATTTTTGTAGCCGCCGGTGGCGGCGGAGGCGT